TGCTCGGTGGTATTGAGGACGACACGTTCCTCGAGCTGATCGGGAAGGGGCGCAGCGGCAAGCCCACGATCCGCCGCATCAATCGCAACCGCCGCGCGGTCCAAGGCCCGCGCCGGCGGCTGCGCGACGCGCTCACCAGCTTCCTCGCCGATCGCGCGCAGTCGCTCGCGACGCAGATCCATCACGCGGTGCTCGTGCACGGCGGCTCGACGAAGGTCGCCGGCGTCGAGCTTCGCAAGGACGACGACGGCGCGACGATCGACGCGGGGAGCGCCGACGTCGTCGACGAGATCCTGCGCGCGCTCGACTTCACCGACTGGGCGCACATCGTCCCCGACGTCGAGGCGATCCTCGTCGACGTGCTGCACGCGGGGCACGACGCCGGGCTCGCGCAGATCGGCGTTCCCCAGCTGCCGGAGATCACCGGGCAGGCGAACGTCGAGGCAATCGCGTGGGCGCACCAGCGAGCGGCCGAGATGGTCGGCATGAAGTGGGACGGCAACCAGCTCCTGCCGAACCCCGACGCGCGCTGGGTGATCACAGACAGCACGCGCGCGTCGCTCCGCGGCGACGTCGTGCAGGCGCTCGAGGAGGGCTGGTCGAACGCGCGGCTCGCGCAGGAGATCGGCGATTCCTACGCGTTCAGCGCCGATCGCGCCGACACGATCGCGCGCACGGAGACGGCGCGCGCGGACGTGGAGGGCAACCTCGAGGCGTATCGCGCGAGCGGCGAGGTGGCGGGCAAGCGGTGGCTGCTCGGCTCGGAGCACGACGGGTTCGACGAGTGCGACACGGCGGCGGCGATGGGCGTCGTACCGCTCGACGACGATTTCGGCGGCATCGGCGACCCGCCTGCGCACCCTCGGTGCGTGTGCGACATTGTGCCTGTGCTCGCAGAGAACTGAGACCGTGCCACTCGACCCTGATGAGATGGAACCGTTCACCATTCGCGAGAAGCTCGATGGGTTCCGCAACGGCAAGCCGGTCACCGTCACGATCCGCGACGCGGACGGCAACGAGATCGTGGCGACTGGCTCGATCGACGAAATGACGCTGACCGGCAGCGCGACGTTGCGTGACGGCTCGGACAGGGTAGCCAACTCACGCCTCGATCTACGCGTCCATCTCACCGCCGAGCAGGTCGTGTTTCCCGCCGAGCGCGCGCCATGACCGACGCGCCTCCGATCCTCACGGGCACGCTGGAGCCGATGGCCGAGCCGCCGAGCGAGCGATGAGCGACGTGCCGCCGGTCATCACCGGCACGCTGCGCGCGACCCGCTGCGTGATCTGCGGGCATCCGCTGCACGACGGGCCGCGCGACCTCGCCGGCGGTGTCGGCATCATGGTCACCTCGCGGGGCGCGATGCATCTGCCCTGCGCGGCCGAGGAAGTCGGGCGCGCAACGCCAACGCCGATCGATCGTCCTCTGTTTGACACGCCCTCACCAGGGCTCTAACGTGCAATAGGGTCCGGCCGGACCCGCGCACCGCGCAACCGGCCACACAACCGAGCACGCAGCCTCACGGGCCGCACCGCACTCCCTCACCGGAGTGCCGTGCGGCCCGTTTTTCGTTTCCCCTGGAGCTCCAGCATGAAGCGGCGCACCTCGCGCACGACGCTGTACGGCGCGTTCGAGAAGGTCGAGAAGCAGGACGACGGCACCCTCATCGTCACCGGCTACGCCTCGAGCGAAGCGCGCGACGCCGACGGCGAGGTGATCAAGGCCGACGCGATGGCCAACGCCATCCCCGACTACATGCGCTGGGGCGCCGTGCGCGAGATGCACCAGGCCAGCGCCGCCGGCACCGCGATGGAGATGCAGGTCGAGGGCGACGGCCGCACCGCGTTCAAGGCCCACGTCGTCGACCCGGTCGCCGTGCTGAAGGTGGAGACCGAGGTCTACAAGGGCTTCTCCATTGGCGGGCGTGTCGTGAAGCGCGACCCCGCCGACCGCTCCGTCATCACGGAGCTGCAGCTCACCGAGGTCTCCCTCGTCGACCGCCCGGCGAACCCCGAGGCGGTCATGAAGTTCGCGAAGATCGACGGCGCCGACGACGGCGCGGAGCCGATCCAGAAGGGCCTCTGGTCCGTCGCGCGCCTCGCCTCGCTGCTGCAGGACGTGCAGTGGCTCGCCAGCGACGAGGCCTGGGACGCCGAGATCGAAGGGGACGGCTCGCCGATCCCCGCGCAGCTCGGCGACTGGCTGTCGCAAGGCGTGACGATCCTCTCCGCCATGGTCACCGAGGAAGGCGCCGAAGCGGTGGCCGACCTGCCGGGCGGCGACGTCGAGACGGTCGAGGTGGTGGAGCTCTCCGCCCCCGCCGGCGACGTCGAGAAGGCCGCGACGCCAGAGGAGCCCAGTACGCCGGCCGAGCCGGTCACACCGCCGACGCCGGTGGGCGACGACGAGCGCATCGCCGCCATCGTCGCGAAGGCGCTCGGCGCGGCGCGCGAGACCGACCTGCAGAAGGCGATCGACGCCGCCGTCGAGAAGGCGACCGGCGCGCTGCGTACCGAGCTCGCCGACACGCGCGCGGCGCTCGACGCGCTCAAGGCGCACCCCGCCGCGCCCAAGGGCGCCGTGCTGGCGGTGCCCGTTCCGAAGGTCGTGGACTCGGTGAACCCGAAGACCGACCCAGAGCTCACCCCAGGCGTGGATCCCGTCCACGCCGCGAAGGCGAAGGATGCCTTCGCGATGGTGCCCGGCCTGAGCGTCCGCAAGTCCTGACCGCGACCGTTAGGCACTGCCTCACACTGCCTAACAGTCGCGGTCACCCGCCCATCCCTCCCCTCCGCCTGTCCCCTCCGCTCCCCTGTAGAGACGTATCATGTTCACCGAACAGCAGACGATCGAGCTGCTCAACAAGGCGCTCCAGTCGCCCAGCGACGCGCTGGTCCGCGACCTCATCATCGGTCGCCTCAACAAGAGCGCCACGCAGGCGACCGGCCTCGTCGCGTTCGACCTCGAGGCGCCGGCCCGCACGCTGATCAACGTCCTGACGTCGATCCGCAACCGCATCGCGCGCGTCGGCGGCGGCGCGGGCCTGATGGCGAACTGGAAGATGATCACCTCGGTGAACTCGCCGCGGCAGGGCGCCGGCGTCTCCGAGGGGAACCGCGGCGCCGTGATCAACACGACGTCCGTCGACAAGAGCGTCAGCTACCGCGGGCTCGGCCTCGAGAACAACTACACGTTCGAGGCGGGCTACGCGGCCGAGGGCTTCATGGACATCGACGCGTTCGAGTCCCTGTCGCTCCTGAACCAGCTCTTCCTCGCCGAGGAGCACATGCTCCTGGGCGGCAACACCAGCATGGCGCTCGGCACGACGCCGACGCCGTCGCTCTCGACCGCCACGTCGGGCGGCAGCATCGCCGCGACGACCACGGTCAGCGTGATCTGCGTCGCGCTCACCTTCGCCGGCTGGCAGCGCGCCACGCTGACGAACGGCATCCCGCAGGCGATCACGAAGACGAACGCCGACGGCTCGACCGACACGTACGGCGGCGGCTCGGCGGCGAAGTCGGCCAACGCCACGGTCACCACGGGCGGCGGCTCGACGAACACGGTGAGCGCGAGCGTCGCGGCGGTGCCGGGCGCGGTCGCGTACGCGTGGTTCGTCGGCACGGCGGGCGCGGAGAAGATCGCGCAGATCACCACGGTCAACAGCGCGAAGTTCACCGCGCTGCCGGCGACCGGCCAGACCGCCGCGTCGCTCGACGCGAGCGACCACTCGACGAGCGCCCTCGCGTTCGACGGGCTGCTGACGTACGCGTCGCAGGCGTCGCTCGGCGCGCTCTACGCCGCGCAGGGCACGGGCACGCCCGGCACGGGCACGCCGCTGACGTCGGACGGCGCCGGCGGGATCGCCGAGATCAGCGCCGACCTGCGGCTGTTCTGGGACCTCTACAAGATCGTCCCCGACCGCATCCTCGCGAACTCGCAGGAGCAGGCGAACATCACGAACAAAGTCGTCGCCAACGGCGGCGTGCCGGTGATCCGCTACCCGGTCTCGGGCGGCCAGGGCCTCACCGCCGGCGTCGTGGTCGACTCGATCACGCACCCGGTGACGAAGCGGCCGGTGCCGATCGAGGTGCACCCGGACATGGTGCCCGGCACGCTGATGTACGAGGCGGACACGGTGCCGTTCCAGGGCGCGATCGGGCCGGTGAAGCGCGTGAAGACGCGCCGCGAGTACCACCGGATCGACTGGCCGCTGCGCACGCGCAAGAACGAGTGGGGCGTGTACGTCGACGAGGTGCTGCAGGTCTACTACCCGCAGACGCTCGGCGTCCGCACCAACATCGCCAACGGCTGACGCTCCGCAGCTCGATGGCTCGGCGGGCGCCTAACGACTTCCGTTAGGCGCCCGCACTCCCCCTCCCGCCGTTCCTCCGACTTCTCCTCCGATGGCCACCAAGAACTCCCCCGACCAGGCGCCGTCGTTCGACGCGGCCGCCGCGGTCGCTTCGATGTCCGACGCCGAGCTCGCGCCGCTGCTCGGCAGCGAGCGCGTGCAGCGCCTGCTCACGATCGCCGCGCCCGAGCTCGAGGTGCGCGCGCCCGAGGCAATGGTGCGGCTGAAGGCGCCCGCCGACTTCGGCGGCTTCTCGCACGACGGGCACGAGTACCGCGCGGCCGACGGCTTCGTCGCCGTGCCCGAGAGCGCGGTCGACGTCGCGTGCGCGCACGGCTGCACCAAGCAGGACCGCGCCGATGCGTAACACCGCCCCGACCGACGTGAGCGGCACGCCGGTGCCGATCACCGAGCCGCCCGTCACCGAGGCGCCGCTCACGCCGGCGCCGGCCGACGAGCCGTCGACGGCGCTCGCCGCCCCAGAGACCGTCGCGTTCGTGCCGCCCGCCGAGCACTGCGGGCCGGTCGAGCTCGAGCTCGACGGCGCACTCACACGGTTCGACCGCATGGGCGGCGTCTTCACCGTGCCGGCGCACGTCGCCGCGCACTTCGACGCGCGCGGCTTCACCCGCGCCTAACGGGTTCCGACCATGGGCGACCTCACCACGCTCAACGCCGTGAAAGCGTATCTCCCGCTGAATTCCAACGCGGACGATACGCTGCTCGGCACGCTCGTCACGGCCGTCTCGGCGGCGATCGAGACGTGGTGCGGTCGCACGTTCGCGCTCGCGAGCTATACCGACACGTACCACGGCCGCGGCGGCGACCAGCTCCTGCTGCGCCACGGCCCCGTCGTCTCGGTCACGAGCGTAAGCGTCGACGGCGTCATCATCCCGCAGCAGCCGGCCGTCGGACAGCGCGGTTGGGTGCTCGACGGGAGCCTGCTGTACTTCGTCGGCGGCTGCTTCACGCGCGGCGTCCAGAACGTCGCCGTGCAGCTGACCGCCGGCTTCCTGGTGACCCCCGCCGAGGTGGCGCAGGCCGCCGTGCGCTGGGTCGCGCGGCTGTACCGCGAGCGCGAGCGGCTCGACGTGCGATCCAAGGGCGCCGCCAACGAAACGACGACGTACGACATCGGCGTGATGCCCGCGTTCGTGCAGCTCGCGCTCGCGCCCTACCGGCGCGTGGCCGCGTTCTGAGGACCGGGCGATGATTGCGTTCCGCGTCACCACCGGCGGCAATCTCGAGCTCTCCCTGCAGAGCGCGGGGATGCGCGTGCGCGAGGCCGTGCGCACCGGCGTGCAGCGCGCCGGCGATCTCGTGTTGACGCGCGCGAAGGAGAAGCTCTCCGGCGAGGTGCTGCGCAACCGGACAGGCCAGCTTCGTCGCAGCATCAATCAGCGATTCCGCGACAGTGGCACCCGCATCGAGACGCAGGTCGGTACGAACGTCAAGTATGCCGCCATCCACGAGTACGGCTTCGATGGCCCGGAAACGGTGAAGGCGCACGCGCGCAAGATCTCGCACGCCTTCGGTCGAACGATCGCGCCGACCGTCGTGCAGGTTCGCAGCTTCGAGCGCCGCGTGCGCATGCCTGAGCGCTCGTTCCTGCGTTCGTCGCTCAACGAGTTGCGTCCGCAGATCGAGGCAACCATTCGGCAGCGCGTCATCGCGGCGCTCGAGGGCAGCGCATGAGCCGCGTCTCCGCCGAAGCCGTCGCCGTCGCGCTCTTCGCGCGCCTCCAGACGGTCCCCGGGCTCGTGACGTGCTCGCGCGAGCTGAAGGACTTCGACCAGGTGCCTCCGGCCGAGCAGCCGGCCGGCTTTCAGGCGAGCGAGCCAGTGAACGCAGCACCGCCGGCGCCGAGCGGCGGTGGTCGATCGACGGCAGGTGTCACGCAGTGGACGCGTCACTACACGTGGTTCTTCTACGTGCACCGCGCCTCACTCCCCGTCGACACCCTGCTCGACACCATGATGAACACGATCGAAGACGCTGTCCGCGCGGCGCTCGCCCCGTCCGCCGGTCAGACGTCGCAGACGCTCGGCGGGCTCGTGGCGGACTGCCGTATCGTCGGCACGATCGAGCGCCACGGCGGCGTCTTGATCGACCAGGGCGTCCTGATCGTCCCGATCGAAGTCCGCTGCTTCCCGAGTACCTCGTGAGGCCGCGTTAGGCACGCCCGTTCGGCAGTATCGCACCTCGTAGTCCCCACAACCGAGCACGCCGCGTCGCGCGCGGCACAGCCCCTCGAGCTGAGGGGCTGTGCCGCGCGTTCGCGTTTCCCTGCCCGACTTCCTCGACCGCCCCCTCCGGAGTTCCCACCGATGCGCAAGTACGATCCCCGCGGCCTGCTCGAGCGCGTGAACCTGATCCAGGCGTTCCGCCTCGCGAGCCCCGCCGTGAACACGTCCGTCGGCGCGACGCCCGTCGTGATCGACGACACCTCCATCGGCGTCGCCGCGATCACGGGCTTCCTCGCCGCGGATCCCGTGCTGCTCGTGGGGCAGAACGGCGACGGTGACCTCGTGACGCTCGGCACGCCGTCAGGCACGTCGCTCCCCACCGCGCAGCCGATCAAGGTGCCGGCGAAGTCCGGTTCCAAGGTCTACCGCATGACCGCGACCGACCTGGGCGACTTCGCGGGCGGCGTGCAGTTCACCGGCGGCTCGACGCTCAACCGCGTGTACGGCTCCATCGGCCGCACGCCGCTGACGAGCTTCGTGACGCAGGGCCAGATGGGCGGCGGCGTGAAGCTGCGCGACTGGTCGCCGGAGGCGCTCCAGTTCGCGTTCGGCCACCCCGAGACGACGAGCGGCAACGGCGCGGCCGCCACGCCGTGGTCCGGCGCGGTGCGCGGCGCGAAGATCGGCACCGAGGGCCTCATGGTGATCCGCGCGTCGGGCGTCATGGACGACGGCGTCACGATCTTCACGTTCGACTGGGTCAACGCGAAGATCGCCGCGCAGATCAACACGACGCTCGGCGGCGGCAGCGACACGGCGACGATCGACGTCACGTGGGACGCCACGTGCCTCGTGTACCGCGACAGCGACCACTAACCCGCCGAGGCGTTAGGCACCGACGGATTCCCCACCGGCCCCGCCGATGTCCCGCGTCCGGTCGAAGAGTCGCCCGCACACGCGGGAGGACTTCGTCGCGATCGCGACCCGCCTGCGTCCGAAAGACTGGACGCGGGCGGGCTTCCGCGCGCGCGCCGCGCAGCTCGCCGTCGCGCTGCTCAAGCGCGGTGTCGCGCTCGATGTGCTGCGCGCGCAGTGGCCGGGCAGCGAGGAGCACCCGGACACCGGCGGCGTCGGGCCGTACGCGAAGTGCTGGCACGAGTACGGGTGCCTGATGCGCAGCTCCGAGCCCGCGCGCCGGGACAACGCGGCCGCGCTGCAGCAGGCGATCCTCGACGGCATCCTGGAGCGCCCACTATTCGTCGTCTGCACCGACGGCGTGACGCGCGGCGTGTACGCGAAGGCGCTGCCGGTGCACTTCGCGCTCACCGCGATCGACGAAGCGTTAGGCGACCCGTCGATCAGCGCGACCACGTGGGCGCTCCGCGTCACGCAGTGGGTGTGGATCGTCACCACGCCCGGTCCGCTCGCGCCGTTCGACGTCCTGCAGCCGATCGAGCGCTGGCCCGCGCCGCCCTCGGACGGCGAGACCGCGTGGCTCGGCGGCGTCTCCGAGTTCGACCTGCTGGCCCTCGTGCAGGCGTACCACACGGTCGACCGCGAGGCGATTCGGATCCTCTGCGCGGCGTTCCCGCGGCACGATGGCGCGCCGTCTCGGCTCGGCCTCGCCGGGTTCCTCGGATCCGTGGCGAAAGACACCGAGCTCGCCACGCAGAGCGCCAAGCGCGTGTTCTCAACCCACGTGAGTGAGGCGATCGCGCACGACGAGGCGCGGCAGCGCGCCGAGCAGGAGGCGGCGGCGAAGAAGCCGCCGGTGCGCCCGCGATGACGGCGCCGAACATCAACGTCAGCGTCGGCGCCAACGTCTCCGCGCTCGACCCCGCTTTTCGCCAGGGCGTCGAGAGTGCGCGGCAGTTCGGCGACAAGCTGAAACAGGAGCTCACGCAGAGGCTCGCGCAGATCAGCGCGTCGCTCGCGCAGGGCCTCCTCCCGCCCGACCAGGCGGCGAAGGCCGGCGCGGAGGCGGGGCGCGCGTTCACGCGCGCGCTGCAGCTCGAAATCAAGGCCGCGCCGAAGGAGATCGGGCAGGGCGCGGAGTTGGAGGGCTACGTCGCCGGGCTGACGGGGCAACTCGCGAAGGTCGAGCAGGCGGGCGGCGGCGCGGCGTTGAGCCTCACGGCGCTCCGCCGACCGCTGACCGCGCTCGCCGACAGCGCGCTCGGCGTCTCCGGCCCGATCGGGCAGATCGCGTCGCGCTTGGGCCTCATGGCGTTAGGCGGCAACCTCGTGGTCGGCGTCATCGCCGGCATCGCGGCGATCGGGGCGGCGTACGAGTTCCTGACGGAGGACGCCCGCAAGGCGACGCAGCAGATCGAGGATTCGCTCAAGCGAGCCGACGAGATCATCAACTCCACCCACCCCACGATCAAGCTGTCGGCCGACGTCTCGGCGTTCGACAAGTCGATCGCGGAATTGGAGCGGCGCATCGCGGACCTCCAGAAGAACGTCGCGTACGGCACCTCCAGCGCGAGTGTCGGCGCGACCGGGATGATCGGCGGCTACGGCGCGTCCGAGGGCGCGCGCGCGGACAACGCGGCCGAGCAGGCAAAGCTACAGGCTGAGCGCGACAAGCTGCAGCACGGGCGGGACGACGCCGCGCGACAGCAGCACGCGAACGACCTCCGTGCCGTGGAGGACAACGCACGACTCGTCGCGTCACTCGAATCCGTCGACACCAGATATCAGCAGATCGCCCGCTCGCTCGCCGCGCAGTACGACGCGAAGGCGAAAGACGTGACGCTCGCCGCCGCCGATCGCGCCGCGTACGCCGCCATGGTGACGACGCTGGAGGCGTTCGACAAGGCGCAGGAGAAGCACGGCGAGAAGCAGGCGACCTATCTCGCCGATCTCGCGCGGCAGGCCGCCGGCGAGCAGGCCGCCGCCGACGCGCTCATGACGCACGGCGACGCCCTCAAGTCCGTGGAGCTCGAAGCCGAGCGGCAGAAGGCGATCACCGAGGCGCTGACGAAGACGACGGGCGCGCATCGAGACCAGGTCGTCGCGCTCGTCAACACGTATTACGACGCGAAGGAGTTGGTCGCCGCCCTCACGGAGGAGTTGAAGGCGCAGGCGGCGGCGTACGAGCACGTGAGTGCGGCGGCGGCGAAACTCGCGCCGGCGGCGACCGCGGCGTCGAAGAACTTCACGAAGATCGAGACGCCGCCGAAGGACAATCAGGACGAGTGGACGGCGTGGTTCCACGACGCCGTCGCCGCCGCGATGAAGAACGTCGTGAAGCCGACGGATCCGGCGGCGAAGGCGTTCGCGAAGGCGATGGGCGAGACGGTGGAGCACGCGGTCGCCGACGGCGTGCTCGCGGGCCTGCAGGACGGCGTGTTAGGCGGTCACTCGTTCTGGGAGACGTTCTCACGCATGGGCGAGGACATCCTCGGCCAGGCGATCGAGAAGGTCCTCAGCAAGTACGCGAAGAGCGGCGCGTTCCAGGCGCTTGGCGGCGCCGCGGCGGCCGGTGTCGCGGGCTACGACGTCGGCTACGCGACGGGCGGCAAGAGCCAGGCGGTCGGCGCACTCGCCGGGGCCGGCGCGGGCGCCGCGACCGGCGCGCTGATCGGGAGCGTGGTGCCCGTCGTCGGCACGGCGTTAGGCGCGGTGGTCGGTGGCGCGATCGGCGCGATCGGAGGGCTCATTGGCGCGCACAAGCATGCGAAGGACGCCGCCGAGGCGATGGCGAAGGCCCAGGAGGCGGCGGCGGAGGCCGAGAACAACGCGCGCGCGACGGTGCTCGGTCTCATCGGGTCGACGAACAACGACCTGAACCTGCGCGAGTTGCGCGCGCAGGGCCGCGACGCCGACGGCGACGCGCTCGAGCGCACGGTCGCCGAGCAGGAGGAGTACTACAAGCTCCTGAACGCCGGCGTCCCGCAGGAGGTGCTCGACCGGCTACGTCAGGTGCAGCAGGAGGAGGACGCGCACGCCGCGAGTCTCGCCGCAGAAGCGGACGCGGAACGCCGGGCCCAGGCCGAGGCCACGGCCGGGCAGCAGGAGTCCGCGGAGAACGCGCGCGCGAAGGCCGCGTACGACGACGCCGCGGCGCTGAAGGCGGCCACGGACGCCGAGAACGCGCGTGTGGCCCTGCTCAACAAGACGACGACGGAAGACCTGCACTACCGTGAGCTGGTCGCAGAGGGGCGCACCGACGAAGCCGACGCGTACAAGCGCCAGCTCGACGAGCAGCGCGAGGCCCAGCAGCTCATCGACGAAGGGGCCGACGCGTCGACCCTCGCCACGCTGCACCACGTGCAGGCGCTCGAAGACGAGCGCGCCGCGACAGAGAAGGCGACGCAGGCCGCCAAGGACGCGGCGCAGGCGCAGCGCGACCTGTCCGCCAGCGCGCTCGACGCGTACGCGAAGGCGCACGACTTCCTCGGCGTCGGCGACTCGCCGGTCTCCTTCGGCGAGGAGGCTGTGCTCGCGACGAAGACGAACCCGCTCATCGCGCAGTGGCTCGACGGCGTCGACCTGTCGGATCCGCACGCCGTCAACGCCGCCATCACGCGTGGCATCGCGGGCATCGACGCGGGTGTGCTCGATCAGTACTCGCCCGACCAGATCACGCAGTTCAACCAGGCGGTCGGGATCGGCTCGCAGCTCCGCACCTCAGGCGCGTTCGGCAATAGCGCCGCGCTGCCCGCCGACGCGCTCCGCGGCACGGCGTTCACCGCCGACGTCGCGCAGGTGACTGAAGCGACGGCCGGCGCGCTCGTCGACGCCGAGCGCGCGCAGACCGCTTTGCTCCAGGCGTCGGTCCACGAGCTCGAAGACATCCACGCGCTCATCGCGCAGCTCTCGCCGCGCGCGTTCGTGCCGATCGAGCCCCCCGCCCTCCCCGGCGCGTTCGGCGTCGGCGGCGGGGACATCACCGTAAACGTCGGCGACATCTCCGCGTCGCTGGAACTGGGCGAGCTTGTGACCGGCGCCGCCGACGCGTCGGCGCTGCTCGCCGAGCTGGGGACGCTCACCGGCGCCGAGATCGCGCGCGCGATGGGCCCCGCGCTGCTCGACGGCATCCGCCGCGCGCTCAAGAGCCAACTCGGCGCGCGCGGCGACGCGCGCGTGTTCGATGCGCTCGGAGGGCTCGCGTGAACGCCCCGCTGCCGACGATCGGCGTCACGGTGAACGGCCTCGACCTGGGCGTCGCCGCGGGGCTCGCCGGCGCCGACGACGTGTCGGTCGCGAGCCTCGGCGGCTGGTGGGACGGCCTCGCCGTCACGCCCGCCACCGCGGACCCCGGCCCCGCGCGCGTCGGCCCCGCGCCCGCCGGCGCGTTCGGCAGCGCCGGCGAGCGGCGCGGCACGATCGCGCTCAACATCCACGCGCCCGATCCGACGTCGCTCGACCGCGCCGTCCGCGCGCTCGCGGCGTGCGTGCCCGTCGGCGGGCGCTGCGCCGTGGCGTTCGACGTCGCGCCGGACCGCGTGTGGCTCGCGCCGCGCGCGGGCTGGACCGTCGCGCACTCCGGCTCGCCGCTGCGGGATCCGTGGGCGCTCGTCACGATCGCGTTCGTCGCCTCGCCGCCGGTGGTGCGGAGCGCGGCGCCGCGGATCGTGGGCCTCGCCTCGAGCGACGCGCAGCCGACCGCCGTGCCGTTAGGCACCCTGTCCGTCTGGCCGCGCGTCGTCGTCACGCCGGGCAGCACGGGCGCCTCCGGCACCACCGTCACGCTCGCGTGCACCGACCTCGCCGGCCGGGCGATCGCCGGCGCGTCGATCACGCTCACCGCCGGCCTCTCGGGCAGCGACTGGCTCGAGGTCGACATGGCGACCCGCGTCGTCACCGAGCACCTGAGCGGGACCGGCTACGCGAGCGTCTACGCCGGCGGCCGCCGCGCCGCGGGCGAGTACTTCGCGCTCGACCCCGCGGACGGCGACCCCGCGTTCGGCAGCGGGCCATCGGTCGCGGTCAGCACGCCGACGGGCAGCGCGCGCGCGCTGCTCGTGTACCCCCTGCTGTGGGATGCCTAACGATGCCGCGGCCGCCGCTCCCCGCCGACTACTCGCTCGCCGCCCCCGCCCCGCGCGCGGGCGACGCGGCGTCGCGCCTGGCGTTCGGGTTCGACGCCGCCGGCGTGCGCCCGCAGAGCGTCGCCGGCGACGCCGGCACGTTCGCGCGCGCGTCGTTCGGCACGACGGTCGACAGCACCGGCGCGATCCGCACGGTCGCCCCGAACCAGCCGCGGTGGATCGCGCTCGACCTGGACGGCGACGGCGTGCGCGAGTCGTTAGGCCTGCTGCTCGAGCGCGCCAGCCGCAACCTGATGCTGGACCCCGAGCGCCTCGACCTGTGGGCGCTCGCCAACTGCACCGTCACGCCCAACTGGCTGAGCGTGGGCGAGGTGTCGCTCTGCCGGCTGCTCGTCCCGACGTCGGCGAACGGCCAGGCGCAGCAAGACATTCTCCGCGCGGACGACACGGTCAACCCGCCGTTCACGACGAACGCGGTGAAGGGCGTCAGCTTCGTCATCGCGCCGTCGCAGCTCACCTTCTCCTTCGTGCCGACGCGCGTGTCGGTGCAGGACATCGTCTCGATGTCCGTCGTACTCGACGCGGCGTACACGTTCGACGCGGCGGGTGTCCCGCAGGTCGCCGTGACCGCCGGGACGTACCTCGGCATGGCGCCGCTCGCCGGCGGCGCGTGGCGGATCTACTGCCAGACGTCGACCGTGAACGCGCTGCACCGCCACCAGGTGTTCGTGCAGCCGAACAGCGGGCTCTCCGCCGTCGTCGACTGCGTGATCGGCGCGTTCCAGGTGGAGGACGGGCCGTACCCGACCTCGTACATCCCGAACCCGGTCGGCGTCACGGCCGCGCGCAGCGGCGAGACGCTGTCGTTCCCGCTCGCGTTCGCGCCGCAGGACGTCACGCTCTTCGTCGAGATGGCGCGCCCGCTGTGGTTAGGCGCCGGTGGTGCTGCCGGTGGCGGCCGCCTGCACCGCCCGCTCGACCTCGGCCAGTACACGGGCGGCGGGACGGCCGGCAGCGCGGTCCTCTCCGACCTCGCCACCGGCACGCTCGGCGCGAGCCGCTTCGACGGCGCGCAGAGCACGAGCGGCGTGGCGCCGACGCCGGCCGCCGCGCGCGGGGCGCTGCGCGAGCGCCTCGTGTGGACGGGGCAGTTCGGCGGGTGGGCGACCCGCGCCCTGCCGCCGAGCGTGCTCTGTCAGTCCGACGCCGGCGTCCAGGCGTCGCCGGCCCTCGAGGCCACCGGCACCGCGCCCGCCGCGACGTGGGACCAGTTCGCGGTGACGCTCTCGCGCGCGGGCGTGGAGCCCGACGCCGTGCTCCTCGCCGCCAAGGTCGCGCCAGGGCTCCGCACGCTCGACGAGATGCGGGGGCTGCGATGACGGCGTTCGCGCCGCGCCCGGTGCCCGTGCTCGAAGTGCGCGCGGGCCTGATCTGCGACGCCAGCCCGCTCGTCGGCGTGCTGCCGTTCCTGCCGCGCGACGCGAAGCGGACGCGCGCGTTGGACGGCGACCGCAGCACGCTCACGTTCACGTGGGACTTGGCCGTGCCGATCGCGGGACAGAACCCCGCGGACGTGCTGAAGAAGCCGAACGTGATCGCCGTCGTGACGACGCGCGAGGCGGACGGCGACGACTTCAGCGAGCACGAGATCGCGACCGTCGAGACGACGCGCACCGCCGCCGGCGGCCAGCTCGTCGTGACCGCCACCGCGCCCCGCCGCGCGTTCACCGGCGCCGGCGTGATCGGCGAGGGGACGAGCGCCGGCGGCGTGCGCACCACGTGGAGCGTCTCCGGCCTCACGGCGCAGCAGCTCGTCACGCAGTACGTGCTCCCCGGGCTGCCGGCGACGATCACGTTAGGCACGGTGTCGGGCGCCGCGGCGACGGTGGCGCTGCAGAACGTCGGCGGCACCGACCTCACGCGCGACGCGCTCTTAGACCAGCTCGTGACGGCGGTCCGCGCGACCGGCGCGCCGTGCGAGTGGTGGCTCGAGCGCGTGGGCCGCACGGGCTACCAGATCCGCCTGGCGGCCCAGCGCGGGGCCGGCACGACGCTCCCGGAGCTGCTCGTCGGCACGCACCTCACCGCGCTCGGCTCGGTCGACAACGGCGACGATCAGATGACCGTCGGCGTGATCCGCGGGACGCCGGCGACGAACGACACCTCGAGCGACGTGAGCACCGACGCGACGCGCTCGATCGAGCACGCGCTGTGGCTCGTGACCGGCGTCGCGGGGAGCGTCGTCACGCTCGTCGACCCGTCGAACGGCACGGGCCCGGTGATGGAGGACGGCGAGTACGTCGACGCCGTGACGCCGTACGCGCTGCAGGCGCGCACCGGCCGCCTGTTCGCGATCACCAACACCGCCGCGCCCGGGACGTTCACGCTCGCCGAGGCGGCGACGTCGTTCAGCCTCGGCGACCTGGTCGAGCTCCGGCGCGACACGACGAGCGGCGTGACGTACCCCGCCGGATCGCGCGTGACGGTCAGCGCGTTAGGCGCCACCGTCGGCAGCGGGCGCGCGGTGACGCTCACGGGCCTCGCCGGCGCCGACCCCGTCACGGTCGACGGCCAGTACGAGGACGCGCGCGTGAGTTACGCCGCGCTGATCGGGACGCAGAGCCTCACCAAGTCCGGCTCGCCGCCGCAGCGCTACGACGTCCAGGGCGCGAACAACCTCGCGCTGTTCGCCGTCGGCGACCTGCTCCCGCTCGGCAACATCACGTACCGCATCACGGCGCTCGACGTCGTGGCGGGCTGGATCGACGTCGTCGACGACGCGACCGGCGTCCCGCCCGGCAGCTTCGGCCAGGCGGCGCAGACGTACAGCGTGTACCGGCACGTGCCGACCAAGCGCTTCCGCGCAAACGGCGCGGCGGCGAGCGCGAACACGGTCGTGTTGACGCCGATCACGAGCACCGGCGCCGCGCTGACCGACCTCGCCGCGGGGCAGCTCCTCGACTGGGAGACCGACCCGTCGGGCGCGCGCGTCACCGAGCTCGCCTCGCCGTCCGGCGTCGCCGCCTACGGGCGCGTGTTCCGCGTGCTCACGCGGAAGTCGATCGACCCCGCCGACAACGTGCTGCCGAACGCCGTGCTCGACGCGTGGAACGCGGGCGCGAGCGCGCCGCCGGACGGGTGGAGCGTCGTGCCGTACAACGGCACCACGCAGCCGTTCGGCACGAGCGTGGCGCGCGTCGACGGCACCGGCATCAGCACGGTCCACGGCGGCGTCGTGACGCCGCAGTACGGCAGCTACCTCGCGGCGTTCACCGTGCGCACCGACGGCGTGACCGGCACGCTCACCGGGCCCGCCTCGAGCTGGCTCGACGCCGGCGACACGAACCGCGCGGGCTTCGCGGTGCGCCTCTTCATCGACGCCGACCCCGGGGCGTTCTTCGCCTTCGACGGCAAGGGCAACCTGGGGCTGGGCCTCGCCGTCCTGGTCGACCTGCTCGACGGCACCGGCAACGTGCTGCAGACGATCGACCCCGGTCCCGCGGCGTACTGCTACACGGCCGGCGCGTGGACGACGTTCTCGTTCGCGGACCTCACGCTGTCGCGCGGCTGCCGCGCGCGCCTGCGCTTCGTGCCGAAGTTCGGCCAGGTGTGGACCGGCGGGACGTACCCGTCCGGCACGCCGTACCCGGTCGCGTGGACGCCGTGTCTGGTGCTCGTCGACGCGGCGGCGATCGGCCGCGGCACGGCGGCGCCGCCGCTCCGCGTCGGCAGCGGCGCGACGCAGCTCGTGCAGTCGCTGCACGCCGAGCTCGCGGCGCGCGTGACCCCGCCGCGTGACGTGCGCTGTACGGTGCGCGACCTCGCGCGCATGAGCGACGCGTGGGCGCACGCCCAGCTGACGTTAGGCGCCGACACGCGCGCGCGGACGGCGCTCGGCCACGTGGCGCCGTTCGACACGACCGTGCGATGCACCGCGCTCGAGGAGTCGCTCGCCGACCCCGAGGCGACGACCGTCACCCTCGCCACGCGCGAGCAGCAGCTCGCCGCGCTCCTCGCCGCTCTCTGACGCCCGCTGAGTCTCCGCCCATGCCCACGCTCACCGACAACTTCAACGCCTGGTCCGGCGCGAGCGCCGCGCTCCGGCAGCGCGTCATCGCCGCGCTCTTCTCCGTCGCGCTCGACGTCCAGGCCGAGGCGGACGCCGCGAACGGCGGGCCGGCGAACAGCGCCGCGCGCAAGAGCTGGGCGGCCGTCGCCTCGGTCGACCCGGGCCGCGACGAGCCGCGCGTGCGCTGGCGCGTGCTCGCGTCGGACGCCTACGCGCAGAGCGGCGAGGCGCTGAGCGACGACGACCTGCTCGCCGTCGTGGCGGCGGCCGTCGACGCCCTGACGTCCGGCTCGTCCAGCGCGCTCGCCGCGGCGGCCGCCGCGGCCGCCGTCGCCGCCGCCGGCGGCATCGCCTAACGGCGCCGAACGAAGTCCTCCGCACGTCCCCTCCCGCCGTTCCCTCCTCGATGTCCCGCCGGTCCCGCCGATGTCTCCCGCCGCCGATCCCACCCCCGATCTCCCCCCGACGCCCGCGCCGCCGTTCGGCGGTCCGTTCGGCGGTCCGTTAGGCGCTCCGTTAGGCGACGACGAGGTGCTCACGCCCGCGCAGCAGCGGATCGTGCTGCGCTGGCTCGGCGCCGTCCTGCGCTGGGCGCTGCGCGGCCTTCGACACCCGACCGCGGTCCTCGCGCTGCTCGTGCCCGGCACGACGATCGCGAGCCTGCGCGCGTGCGCGCTGCCGTCGGCGCCGAGCGCGGTCTCGTCGGCCGCGATCGCGGCGCTCGCGACGCACGACACGGCGCAGGACCGCGAGCGCGCGGAGCTGCGCGACGGGGTCCGCGAGCTCCGCGTCGCGCTCGAGACGCGCACCGCGGACCTGGCGCGCGGCATCTGCGCCGGGCAGACCACGGCGCAGCGCCAGCTCGGCCGCCTGCCCTGCCGCACGCTGCTCGACGACGGCGCCGGCGAGTGGCGCCTGCCGGTGGCGCCCTCGCGCGCCCCCGCCGGCGGGCCCGCCATCACCGCCGTTCCCGTCGCGATGCCGGCCGCGCTCGCGCACCCGCTCGTCGCCGCCGCGGCGACGCCGGAGGCCGCGCCGTGACGCCCGAGACGTCCCGCCCGCCGCTGCCCGAGCCGGCGTTCCGCGAGGTCGACGGCACCGACTACGAGCTGCTCGAGACGGTGCGCGTGCCGGACGAGCGGCACGCCTGCGTCCTCACGATCCCCGCCGGCCGCGTGACGGACTTCGCGTCGTCGCCGCGCGCCGCGTGGCTGCTGTTCGACCGCCTGGACGGCGGCACGCTGCCGCCGGCGGTGCACGACGAGCTCTATCGCCACGGCGGCGTGGTCGACGTCGCGCCCGCGCGCGCGTACACGCGCGCCGAGGCCGACCGCCTGTTCTACGACCTGATGCTGCGCCAGGGCGTCGCGCCGTGGCGCGCGCGCCTGGCCTACCTCGGCGTGCGCGTCGGCGGCGCGAGCGCGTGGCGCGCGTCCGCGTCGTTCGGCACTCCGTTAGGCACCCCGTTCGGCACCCCCGCTCTCTCCCCTGCCGAGGATCCCCGCTGATGTCGCCGACGTCGTCGCCCATCGTCCACCCCAACGATCCCGCGTGGCTCCAGGTCGCCGCGCGGGAGCTCGGCCAGCACGAGATCCCCGGCGCCCAGGACAACCCGCGGATCCTCGAGTATGGCACCGCCGTCGACCTGCGCGTCGACCACGACGAGATCCCCTGGTGCTCGTGCTTCGTGAACTGGGCGATGCGCGAGGCGGGCTACCAGCGCACGCGGAGCGCGCTCGCCGCGAGCTGGCTGCAGTACGGCATGCCGGCGTACGACGCCGCGCGCGGCGCGATCGTCGTGCTGCGCCGCAAGGGCGCGACGTCGGACGTCGCGACCGGCTCGGCGACTGGGAACCACGTGGGCTTCCTGCTCTCGACGTCGCGGACGTACGTCGAGGTGCTCGGCGGCAACCAGCACGACGCGGTGAAAGTGTCGCAGTTCCCGCTCGACGCCTACCAGGTGCGCGGGGTGCGGCTGCCGCGCGCGTGCGACCGGCTCGTCGCGCCCGCGCCGGTCGCGGCCGCGGCCTAACGGGAGGCCGCCCGCATGTCTCGCGTTCGCACCCTCACCGGCACCGGCGCCCCGACCACGGGCGTCGCGTCCGGCACCCTGCCGTACTGGGACGGCGACACCGCCCTCGCGGCCGGCGACGAAGTGCTCTGCGCCAACGGCGTCGCGTTCGACCCGAACGGCGTCCCCATCGGCGCGGGCCGCCCCGCGCAGCCGACCGTGCGCCCGGTCAACACCGACGTCGCCACCGCGCCCAGCGGCACCACGGCGCTCGCGACGGCGTCGTACTTCTTCGCGTACACCGTCGTCGACACGAACGGCCTCGAGTCGATCGAGTCCGTGCTGTCGCTCGCCAGCTTCAGCGCGACCAACGGCGCCGCGCCGCCGCGCTGGACGTTCCCCGCCGGCTTCTGGAACGCGATCCACCCCGGCATCGCGTCGATCAACGTCTACCTCACCGACGGGACGACGAACCAGGCCGCGAACCTCCGGCTCGTCGCGAGCGGCATCACGCCGGGCACGACCTTCGTCGACTTCACCGCCGCGTACAACGCCGGGAACGCGACGCCGCCGAACGGCGCGATCCGCTTCACGCACGCCAACGGCGTGCTCGCGGCCGGCGCGGTGAGCGGGCTCCCGTTCCTCCTGCGCGGCGACGTCGTGCACGCGGCGACGACGGGCATGACGACGGCGAACGCGAACTCGGTCAACGGCACGAGCGGCACCGCGGCCGACGCCCGGGTCTCGCAGATCCAGGTGGTCGGCAACGACGGCCGCGGCATCACGTTCGACTACAGCACCACGGTCTGGGGGAGCGAGACGCCGTACGGGTTCTATCTGTCGGCGGGTCTCCGCACGGGCGTCGCGCACGGCCTCGCGCTGATCGGCGTGCAGGACGGGACGCTCAACACGAGCGCCGGCACGCGGCCCTTCATCACGGCGAACCTGCAGGGCACGTGGCGCCAGACGGCGATGCAGTTCAGCAGCACGTCGACCGGCCGCCACCGCCTGAAGGACGCCGCGCTGTCGAACTGCGCGGACCAGCCGCTGCACAAGACGACGTCGCAGGGCGCCGCCGTCGCGCCGACGGGCGCGCCCACGGTCGCCGTCGCGGGCGGCGGCGCCACGGGCGGGTCGCTCGCCGCCACCGCCGCGAACAGTTGCACCGTGACGTACGCGGTCGCGTACGCGTGGCAGTACCCCAACGGCGACGAGTCCGCGCTCTCGCCGTGGAGCGCGTTCTTCACGATCGCCGCCGGCAACATCCCGCGCGTCACGTGCCCCGACACGGTGCCGGCGGGCGCGGCCTACCTGCTCCTCTACCTGCGCACGGCGGACGCGGACCCCGCGCTCCACAGCTTCGCGCGCTACGTCCCGACGGCGAACGGCAGCCCGCGGACGAGCGTGACGCCGGGATCGAGCAACACCACGGTCGACTGCGTCCAGGCGCTCCTCTCGCTCAACCAGTGGCCGGGCCCCGCGCGCATCGTGCGCGGCCTCTCGGTCGGCGAGTTCTCCGCCGGCATCGAGGCGAGCACGACGCGCACGCTCGTCACGCGCTCGGGCCGCGCGGGCCTCGTCACGACGTCGGGCGCGCCGAACCTCTCGGCGATCGGCAACAGCGACATCCAGATCGACGACACGAACGAGTTTCTGTTCGGCGCCGACGCGCCGTGGGCGTTCCTCGGCGGCAGCGCGCCGACGTCGGGCGCGCAGACGACGAAGGGGTCGATCCACCGGAACAGCTGGAGCCCGATCACGCAGAACCCGAACGGCGCGACGTACGGCACGACGACCGACCCGGTCTTCACGCACAACTACATCCCGACGATCACGGGCTCGCCGCCGGTGCTCGCGACGTCGCGCGCGTTCGTGCGCTACACGCGCGCGCCGAACTGCGTCTGGCCCGGCAACAAACAGCGCTGGTACAGCTACGTCGACGGCACCGACGAGACGCCGACCGGCGCGCCCAACCGGCAGGCCGCCACGCTCGCGAAGGCGCTCACGAACACGCACGGCATCAGCTGGAACGCGGGGCTCACCGCGCAGTCGTTCGACCACACGATCACCGACTCGGCGTGCTGCGGCACGGGCACCGGCGACTGGCACTGCTACAACGCGAGCCCCACCGGCGCGTCGGCGGGCTGGCGCAGTGAGTTCAACATCATGCTCCCCGACAACATCGACCAGGACCGGTCGGTGGGGGACATCCAAGGCTCGCGCGCGCAGACGGCGGGCGGGTTCCAGGCGTCGACGATTCTGCGGTGGGCGTGGAACAACAACACGATCTACCGCGGGCCGAACGGCGAGCCGCAGGGCTTCCACGTGAACGAGACGGGCTACTCGCCCGGCATGGTGGACACGTTCACGAAGAACGTCGTGTGGGGGCCGCCGGGCGGCGGCGTGCCGGGGACGATCAAGACGCGCCTCATCTCGGACTTCGGCGCCGGCAGCGGCGTGACGTCGCCGACGGTGACGCTCTCCGACTGGAACCTCGGCTGGAACGTGAACTACGGCGCCGGCATCTCGGTCGCCGGCGCGATCGGCAACACGAGCACGAACACGGCCGGCGCGAAGGGCATGAACATGCTGCAGGCCGCGTTCAGCGACGCGAACTCGGACGCGCACTCGCTCATCAACGTCGACCCCGGCTTCCGCGCGCCGTGGCGGAACCTCATCACGTTCTACTGGACCGAGAAGCGCGCCGCCCGCGCGAGCGGCTACGCCGTGGGCGCCACGCGGCCCTCCGGGGCGACGGTCTCGGACGGCACGGCCCGCAACGACACGATTTGCGTCGAGGACGTGCGCGAGGCGATGGCGTTCCTCGTGGAGCACGCGGTCGACCCGGCGAGCGGGCGGAACTATGCGCGCTGGTTCTGGCGGAACTACGTCGCCGCCGACGGCGTGACGTACACGCACCTGCTCGACGCGCTCGAGGCCCACATCCAGTGGGGCCTGGCGCCGACGGCGGCCGCGGTCAACCCGGCGAACGTCGCGGGCAACCAGATCGGCGCGCTCGCGTGGGTGAGCACGGGGGGCGGCGTGACCGGCGTGAGCGTGACGCCGGCGTCGTCCGCCCTCGCGATCGCCGGGACCCAGCCGCTGGCGGCGACGGTGACCGGCACCGGCAGCCCGTCGCAGGCGGTGACGTGGAGCTCGAGCGCGCCCGGCGTCGCGACGGTCGACGGCGCGGGGCTGGTGACCGCCGTGGGCCCGGGGCTCGCGACGATCACCGCGACGAGCGTGCAGGACCCGACGCAGCACGGCACGGCGACGATCACCGTCGCGGCGGCGCCGGGCACGCGACACAGCCGCGCGGCGGCGATCAACGGGATGCTCGGCGCCGCGATCGCGGCGCGGCGCGTGGGGCGGTGAGCCATGGAGCGCATGGAGACGCCGATGCCGTACTTCGTGACCGCCACGCGCTGCCTAACGACTCTCCGTCGAGTGCCGCCGCGCGTACGACGCGTTGTTGGTGCGGTACGTACAGACGCGGCAGCGTCGGCCCCAGACCACGCCGGCCGACTTGAACGCCGGCAGCGTGTTCTCCGGCGTGAACTCGTGACCGTTCCGGCAGTGCGTCGGCGCAGGCGCGCGCCTGTGGCGCTCCACGGTGTCACGGTTGTTGTCGACCGCGTCCCCGTCGTAGAGGTGATCCGGACGGACACAGAGCCGGTTGTCGCAGCGATGGCACACGTAGCGCCCAGGGCCGGGCAGCGTGCCATGCGTGAGGAAGAAGGCGGCGCGGTGCGCCTTCCACTGCTTCCCGTTCGGGCCGCGCAGCACGCCGTACCCGGCGCTGTGCACCGTGCCCTGCCACTCCCAGCAACCTTCGCCCTGACGTACGCGCGTCCAGAAGCGCGCGATGTCCTTCTCGCTGAACATGCTCCGCCTGCCGCAGTGGAGGCCCGAGACGATGCCGCAGATGCCTAACGAAAATAACGCCGAGTCCTTGACCTGTGACTGCGCGTGTCACGACGACACGGGTGGGCTGCGCGACTTCGGGAGCGTCGAGGCGCCGAGCGTCGCGCGCACCGACCCACTCGCGGCGGCCCTCGCGTGCGACGCGTGCCGGCACGCGCACGCGGTCGCGCTCAGCGGCCGCCCGGCGGAGCTCGGCCCGTCTCGGCGGCCGTGGAACCCGCCGCCGCTCGAGGCGCCCGCCGTCGCGGCGGAGGTCGACGATGCCGCGTAAGCCGACCGGCGCCGCGGCCCTCCCGGCGACCATCCACGTGCGCGTCGGCGACGCGCTGCTCGAGCTCTCCGCCGACACCCCGCCCGACGCGGCCGACGCGACGATCGCGCACCTCGTGGCCGTGCACGAGCGCGCGCGGCGCGCGCACGCGTCGCTCCGGTCGCAGGTGACCGAGGTCGGCGGCGGCTCGATCGAGTACGCCGAGCACGCCGACGTCGGCGACCGCGCCCCGCTCGGCTTCCACTGTCAGACATAACGCATGTGTTATAGGCGCGATTCGGCACGAATTGCGCTCCCCTTCCCCCCCTCCGTCGTTCCCCTCCGATGCGCCGTCTCCTGCGTCCCCTGCTCGTCCTCCTCCTGCTCGTCGCCGCCCCACTGCACGCGCAGCCCGCGCCGTCCGTCGCCGTCACCTGGGGCGACCTCGCGCAGCTCTTCCACGTGAAGCCCGACACGGTCGTTCGGCGTGACACGACGATCGTCACGCGGCTCGACACGCTGACCCTCTTCCGCACGGACACGGTGCGCAGCGTCCACGTCGACACGGTGTGGGCGACGCTCGTGCACGTCGACACGCTGCGCCTCACCGACACCGTGCGGGTGATGGTGCCGATCGCTTCGGGGCCGGCGCCCCAGCCCGTCCCGTCGCCCGTGGTGGATTCCACGCCGACGCCCGCGCCGCCGCCGGCGCCCGCCCCTACGCCCGCCCCTACGCCGAACGACTCGTCGCTGACGCGCTACGTCGCGAACTTCGCGAAGTACGCGGACGTCGCGTGGAACCGCGACGGCGTGAACTACCTGCTCAGCGACTATTACGACGGCGCGTTCAGCTACTACCAGGCGGCGCAGCGCCCCGAGTTCACCGCGGCGCAGCGCGCCGAGTTCCGCCGACGGGCCGACACGATCGTCGTCGACTACCGCACGCGCTACCTCGAGCCGAACCACTACGGCGCCGTGCCGCAGTGGTCGCTCCTGCGCGGCCTCGTCGAGCACTATCACCTGACCGGCGACACGATGAGCGCGAAGGCCGTCTGCGGGACGGCCGATGTGCTCTACCGCGCCGACTACCAGTACCAGCACGCGTGGTGGACCGGGCAGGGCTCCGGCGAGCCGCGCATCGCCTCGCGCACGCTGCAGGCGCAGCGGCTGTGTCACCAGCTCGCACGCGAGAAGGGCGACAGCGCGGCGATGCGCGTCTACGCTGCCCGCGTGGACACGCTCCGCACCGCGATCTTCGCGTGGCAGCAGCCGGACGGGTCGTTCCCCGCCAAGCCGTTCTGCCAGGGCGAGGCGTCGTTCATGGGGGGGCTCATGAACTCCGAGCTGATCGCGAGCGACAGCGAGCTCCCCGACCCGCGGACGCTGCCGGCGGTGCGCGCCGCGATCGGCTTCCTCGACACGCAGTGGCGCGCGGACGGAAGCTGGAACTACATGTCGGTGGACTGCCCCGGCACGGGCAGCCAGACGGCGGCGCCCGACGTGTCGCTGCTGATCACGCCGGCGTACTGGTGGCTCGCGAAGCAGACGGGCGTCCCGGCCTACGCGCAGCGCGCCGAGCAGGCCTTCGCGGTGGCGATCGCGAAGGCGTACCTCACCGGGTACAAGCAGTTCGTCGAGAACTACGCGGACACGTGGTCGGCGCTGCGTCTCGGGTGGCGTTGAGCGCGCGACACTCGCCGAGCGCGCGCCGGAGGCGCAGCACCTCGAGCGCGAGGTCGCGCCGCTCGGCGCGCGTGAGGGGCTCGCCGGCGGCGATCGCGGCGAGCAGCTCGGCGAGATAGCGGTTCGACAGCATGGGCCTCCTGGTACCAGGAGGCCCATGCTGCGTGTCGACCGTCACACGAGCGTCAGCCCGGTCATCGCCTGGAACGGCGCGACCGCGCCACGGCGGTGTCCCGCTCGGTGCGCTCGAGCGTGTCGGCGCGCGCCGGGGCGGCGTCGCCGCGTGCGATGGCCGCCGCCTGCGCGGCGCTCGCGAGGAGCGCGGCCTCGAAGTTCTCGCGGGTCACGCGGGTCGCACGGGTCGCACGGGTCACGCGGGTCGCACGCGTCCGCGTGGTCACGGGCGTCACGTGCTTGGTGAGCCACGCCGGATGTTCCTCGGCGAGTTGCAGCAGCCGGAGCGCCGCCCCGTCGGGGGTGCGCTTGCCCTGCTCCCACGCGCGCACCGTCTCCGCGCTCACGTTCAGCGCCTGCGCGAACACCGGCTGCGAGAGGCCGAGGCGGCCCCGGAGCGCGGCGATCCGCGAGCCGGCATATCGGGGCGCGGGCACGCCCTCGGCCTCGCGTGCGGTCACGGCGACGCGCCGCACGCGCGACGCGGGAATCTCGAGCTCCCCGCGCTCGAACGCGATCGCCTCGTCGAGCGCGTCGATCAGGTGTTGGCCCAGACTCTTCGCGCGCTTCGCGCGCTTCGCGGGCGTCCGCGTGGTTCCGCGCCTCGTCACGGTCTTCGTCACGGCTCGACCTCCAGTTGTGCGACCCGGCGCCGCAGGGCGTGGCGCTCGGCCCGCGTGATGTTCGCGCGCGTGTTCTTCGCGTAGACGTACATCAGGTAGATGCGCCCCTTCGCCGAGCGGTAGAAGTAGATCACGCGGGCGCTGCCGCTCTGGCCACGCCCCGCGAGCGCGACGCGCACCTTGCGCACGCCGCCCGTCTCGGCCACCACGTCGCCCGCGTAGGGGTCCGCGCTCAGCGTCGCTTCGAGCGCGCGCAGCTCGTCGTCGCCGAGCACGCCCTTCGCCGCGTTCGCGAAGGCGGCGAGTTCCACGAAGGTGAGATAGTGCGCGGTGGCCATGATGAAGTATAGTACCCAGTACTATACTTGTCAACGACGACCTGCCCGCACGCGCGCCCCCCGTCCGACTGTCGGACGGGGGGCGCGCGGGGTCTCGGCGCGTCGCGCCGAGATGGCGTTCGGCGCGCACAAGCGCGGGCAACGCGCTACTTGCCTAACGGTCTTCCCAGGAGCGACAGCAAGTCGTCCGGTCGGACCGCGGCGCCCTGTGCGAGGATCTGCACGTTGCTCGACGCGCGGACCAGCGAGAACCCGCCGGTGATCGGCGCTTGTCCCACCGTGCCGAGCGCGTGGTTGCCGAGGATCGTGCCGTTGTTCGCGTTGTAGATGCCGAGGAACGTCCACGTCGTCACGTTCGTCTTCGGCGCCCCCAGGTAGAACCGCACCTGCCCGAGGGTGTCCACCGTCGCGTCATAGAGGCCGCGCAGACTGCTGCTCGTTCCACCGATCGTGACGGCGGCCGAGGCGTCGCCGGTGAGCGTTCCGGTCATGCGGTCCGGCTGGGAGAGCGTGACGGTGGCCGCCGCGGTGTACGAACCCCGCGGGATGTCGATGAATGACATCGCCCCGGTGTAGAAGCCCGACACGTTCGGGTACGGGTAGCGGGTGGCGAGCGTGATGGCGCCGGACTGACCGTCCGCCACCGCGCTAATCGTCACGGAGCCTTCGCCGACGGCGGTGACGAGCCCAGAGGGCGACACCGTCGCCAGGCTCTGATTGCTCGAACTCCACGCGATCGCGCGGCCCGTCAGCACCGAGCCGGACGCGTTCAGGGCGGTTGCGGAGAGTTGCATCGTGCGGCCAGCCACCAGCGTAGAGGCGGGGGCCGCGACGGTCACATTCGTGACGGGATCGGGGGCCGTGCTGCCGCCGCCGCACGCGGCGAGACCGGCGACGGCGACAGCGAGGACACTACGGCGAATCATCTTCTGCTCCTGCGGTGGGGCTGGTGCGCCTAACGGCGCGGTGGGAGGCCCGCAGCGTCGCGGGGTCGTGCAACGATCGTCAGTGCGCGGACGACGCCCACGCGCGTGACGGCAATCCGTCGGGTGCGACCGGCACATCGGCCGACGGCGGCTCGGCGGCGCGCAGCGCGAGCGTGTGCAGCGCGGTCAGCATCTGACGTTGCTGCGTCAGGTGCTCAGCGACGGCGAGCAGCAGAACCCCGGCAACCGCGGGGATGATCGCGCTCCCGATGCCGATGAGCAGCGCGAGACCGCCGCTCGAGCCCTGTCCGGCGCGTGTCGCGCTCAGGCCCGTCGAGAAGCCAACGTAGACGAAGAATGCCGCGGCGACGAGGGAGAGCCAGCCCGCGACACGGCACGCGTCCGCGACGGGGCTCGGAGGGAACGGATTGCGAGGCTTCGACATCGGCGGGGAGTGTGCTGCTGCGCCGTTAGGCGCGGGAGGACCGGCATCGTCGCCGGGTCGTGCACGTGCGGTGCGCGCCTAACGCTTACGCTCGGCGTGCGGCGCGGGCAGCGCAATGTGGCGCGCGCGCCACGGCGCGCGTCACACCGCGCGTCGGCGCCACACTGGACGGTCGTTTGCACGGCGCCGAAGAATGGGAGCGCACCCCGACGCAGGGGTTCCCAAGGATTCCGTAGCCGGTGAGAGTGCATGCGCCCTACCCCGTCGACCTCGCACGAAGCTCACGCGCCCACGCCTCGTCCGGCCTACGTGTGTATTGAGCGCGTGATGGGGACGCCGCTCGACGCGGCGCACTACGTCCTGCGTGACGAGCGCGGCGTCGTCGCCACGATCGCCGTCCGCGCGGACTACGACAGCCCGGACGTCGAAAGCCTTCTGGAGGCGCTGTGTCGCCGCCACGTTAGGCACCGGCCGCGGCGCGCGTCGCTGGCGCTGGTGCGTGATCCCGCTCCGCCTGCGCTTGACGCGCCTCGCGTTCGCGGTTCAGGCGGTCGAGCAGCGCTTCGGCCTCCTCCACGCTGAGTTTCGGTCGACCGGCCGGCGGCGCCGGCAGGTCGCGCGCGATGACGGTCGTCATGCCGCCGGCGAGTGACGCGAGTGTGGTGCGCATCGCTTCGAGCGAGTCGCCGACACCGTGCACAGTCTTGCTAATCGCGGCGGTCTGATTGTCGAGCAGCCCGACCATCTCGGCCGTCATCACGAGGCGCTCGTAGAGGCGGCCGAACGTGATGGGATCGATGCTGACCGGCTCGCCGGCGTTACCAGGTAACGGCGCATCCGCATCGGCTTTCTGCTGATCCGAGTTCGACGAAGCCGGCTTGCCGTAGAGCTCCTCCATCTTCACGAGGATCTCCTGCGGGATCTTCCGCTTGCCGCGTTCGTAGCGGCTCAGCGTCATCGGGTGGATCTCCAGCTCGTGCGCCGCGTTCTCCTGCTCCAGCCCCGCATCCTCGCGGGCGCGCTTCATCCGTCGGCCGAGGGACTGCTGGCTCTCCACTAATCCGGTTCTGGTATGAGGCTTGACAGTGAGCCGGCCATCGGCTTATTGTTATGCCGAACTAGTTAACCGGACTAGCCAACTATGCCGATGACCGGAAGAGACCGCAAGGCGGAGATGGTGCGGAAGGGCGTGCGACAGAGCGCCATCGCACGCCGCCTCAACGTGTCGAGCACCTCTGTGTCCGACGTCGTGAGCGGGCGGAGCCGGAGTGCGCGCATCGAGCAGGCGATCGCTGAGGCGCTCGGACTGCCGAGAGAGGAGCTGTTCCCGCCGCGCTTAGAGCCGGCGGCGTAGCACCCCGCTCCGCTCGGCGGCGACGCCGCCGTCGGGGGACGCGGGCGATCGGGCGTGTGGATGAGCACGCCGCGAAGAAGGGCCGGCGCTCCCACATCGGGGAGCCCGGACATCGGGGTTCGTTGCACGCTGAACGCGGGTGACGCCGCAGAGGGCCAGATGGACGAGGGGCATCCGCAGGACCGCCAGGACGACCAGAACCGCACGCCGCCGTCATACGTGGCTCCCGCCCGGAGCGGTCCCGCCGGCGACGAGCCGCCGCGGCCCGCCGCGCCCGCGCGCCGTCGCCCGACGGCCACGATCCGCGAGCGCGTCGACGCCGAGCTCCGCACCGCGCTGCTCGTGAGTGTCGCCCCGGAGCCGCGCCGCCCCACGAAGGGGTGGGATCGCATGGCGCGCCGGGAGACCCGACCGGCCGGCGTGCTGCCGGAGCGGATCGAGGAGTACGTCGCGCACGGCGGCGACGTGCCCCGCTTGTTCGCCGAGCTCCACGCCGCGGTCGACCGCGTGCGCGAGCTCGTCGTGCGCGGCATCGCGCACTTGGGCGCCGCACACCGGAGCGCCTAACGCCAGACACGCAGAACGCCGCCTGTGACGAGGCGGCGTCTGGGGCAGCACCGAAGTGCCGCCAGGGCGAGGGGCCCGGCGGAGAAGTTAACACCGCGCTGGAGGGTCGGACAGATGGCGATGCACGGACGGGGCTACGGTAGCCAGAGCACGGACCCGATGATGGACCTCGGGGCGCTGAAGGACATGACGCACGACGAGCTGACGCGGCGCCTCGGCGAGGTGACCGAGCAGCTGCGCCGGGCCGCGGAGCGCCGCGAGCGCGCGAGCGCGCACAACGTCGCGCGCGGCGGGCCGCCCATGCAGCCGAACCAGGCGGAGCGGCTCGCGATGATCGCGCTGCGCTTCTACCGCGCGGAGCTCGACACGCGCGAGACGGCGGCGCGCGAGACCGACGGCGCGGTCGCGAGCGAGGCGGACCGCGCGCACACGCTCGCCGAGTCCGAGGCCGCCTAACATGGCGACTGCGACCACGACGACACCTGAGGGCGTGCGCTACGACGGCACGCTGCTCGGCCGCGCGCGACACGCGCGCGCCGAGGAGCAGCGACGTCAAGCCGAGGAGCAGCGGGAGAAGGACGAGCGCGAGAAGGAGTCGGCGACCAGCGGCATCACCCACGCGCTGCAACGCAGCCTCGGCGTCGTCGTACAGCCGGAGCAGATCGAAGTCCGATACGAAGGCTTCGCGTGGAGGCCTTTCGTGGTGGTCGAAGGGCTCACGTTCTCCGCGTGGTACGACAAGGACGATTACCGCTGGATCCTCCAACTCGTGCGTCCGTGCGCGAAGTGCGGCGAGCCGGCCGCGCAGCAGGTGTGGGATCTCGCGACCCTCGCGGACCTCGTCGACGCGCCGGCAGGGCACATGTACGGCTGTCCGCGCGACGAGCGCGAAGACGGCGAGGCGACAGCACCCACCGCGCCCGCGATCGACCCGGTGCAGCGGCTGCGCGCCGCGCTGATCGAGATCGCGGACGGCGCGCCGGAGGAGGATCCCGGCGAAGGCACCTGGGGATCGCTGGAGGACGCGTACGAGGCGGGCGTCAGCGCGCAGCACTTCGACTGCGCGCAGATCGCGCGCGCCGCCCTCGCCGAGACGGAGGCGACCCATGCCTAACGCAACGCGAGCCGAGAGAGAGTCCGCGATCAAGGCGGATCCCGATCGCCGGTTCTGGCAGTTCGCGACGCGAATGCCGAGCGGCTGCTGGGAGTGGCAAGGCGGGCTCAGTGCCACGGGATACGGTGTGCTGTCGCTCGGCTCGCGCGCGGCGATGCGGGCGCATCGTATGGCGTACGAGATCGCCCACGGACCGATCCCGACCGGGCTGTTCGTCTGCCACCGCTGCGACAACCGGCGGTGCGTGAACCCCGAGCATCTGTGGCTCGGCACGAACTCCGACAACACGCGCGACGCGTCGGAGAAGGGACGGATAGCGAATCAGTGCATGTACCAGACGCATTGCAAACACGGCCATCCGTTCGCCGGCGAGAATCTCTACATCACCGGGGACGGAACGCGCGGATGCCGGGAATGCCGGCGTCGCCTCACGCGGGAGGGCTGTAGACGCTACCGCGAGAAGAAGCGGGCGCAGTGCAGGACCGGAGCAGGAGGCGTGCGATGATGAACGCGACCCAACTCGCGCGGCTGTTCGCCGCCGGCGCGGTGACGGGCCTCGTGGCCACTCTCGCGCGCTGGACGTGGCAGCAGCGTCGCGCGTCGCACCCGACGAAGCCGAACCGCGCCGCCGAGCGCCTCACGCGCAAGCGCGAGCGGCAGTACGCGCGCGACTTCGGGAGGATCGCACGGTGACCACCGCCCTCACCGTCCACCAACCGCAGGAGGTGGCCGTCGCGCCGGCGGCGCCGCGGCTCGCGCTGCTGCGCCCGATCGCGCCCGTGGCCGACGTGCTCGTCGCGCAGAACGAGATGCGCGACCTCATCGCGAAGACGCTGCAGAAAGGGCGGGACTTCGGCACCGTGCCCGGCACCGACAAGCCGACGCTCTACAAGCCGGGCGCAGAGCGGGTGAACGGCGCGCTCGGCCTCACGCCGCGCTTTCGCATCGTGGAGCAGGAGGTCGATCACGACCGCGTCGTGCCGTGGCGCAAGACGAAGCACAAGTACGAGTGGAAGAACGGCAAGAAGGGGCGGAAGATCGGCGAGGAGGTCGTCACCGGCGAGTCCTACGGGCTCTATCGCTACGTCGTCGAGTGCGAGCTCGTGCACCGCGAGTCGGGCCAGGTCGTGGCGAGCTGCATCGGCTCGTGCAGCACGATGGAGTCGAAGTACATCGACCGGCCGCGCGACTGCGAGAACACCGCGCTCAAGATGGCCGGCAAGCGGTCGTACGTCGGCGCGACGCTGCTCGCGGCGGGGCTCAGCGACCAGTTCACGCAGGACGTGGAAGACCTGCCGCGCGAGATGTTCGAGCGCGGCGACGACGAGGGCACGGCGGCGAGCGCCGCGAACGGGGCGAGCGTGGCCGAGCCTGAGCCGCGCTGCCCGACGTGCAACGGTGAGATGTGGGATAACCGCGCGTCGAAGACGAACCCGCGGGCGCCCGACTTCAAGTGCAAGGACCGCAGCTGCGACGGCGTGTTCTGGCCCGGCCAGTGGCCGCCGAAGCCGAAGGACGAGCCGAACGCGCAGCAGGAGATCCCCGCGACGTCCGCCGCGCTCGTGTTCCCGACGAAGATGCCGACGCAGCTGCGCGACGTGCAGGGCAAAACGTTAGGCGCGTGCAGCACCGAGCAGCTCACGCGCGCGCTCGACTACCTGCGACACAAGGGCGGCGAGGCGGGCGAACGCTGGATCGAGCCGATCAGCGCCGTACTCGAGGACCGTCGTAACCAGGCGGACCCGCCGCCCACCTCGGCGCCGAGCACGCCGCCTAACGCGTCGCCCAACGCGGCGGCGCGCGGCAGGCAGCCCCACAGCATCGGCGCCGTGCGGGGGCTCGACGACGACCTGCCGCCGGAGCCGCCCGACGATGACGACACGCCGTTCTGACTATGGCGCAGGACTCCCGGAACCAGCTGCAGCAGCAGCGCGTGCGCATCCGCCGGTGGCGCTGGTCGCAGCTCTTCACGCTGCTCGGCGTGCCCGAGTCGGCGATGGAGCGTGACGACGTGCGCGTGAAGATGGCCGAGATCGAGAAAAGCTCCTGGGACATCTGGATCAACAAGGAATGGTGACCCGTGCAATTCCGGAAAATCCGCTACGACGGGACGGTGGTCACGCTGGAGCTGCACGACCAGCCCAGCGACCAGCGCGAGGTCGACCAGGTGGTCACCTCGCGCGAGGCGCCGCACCGCGACTTCCAGCAGGCGCTGAACGCGTTCATCGCGCCGTCGCTCGCGCTGCTCGAGCTCGGGGGCTGCGCGGACTACGACCGGGGCATCCACGTGCAGTCCGTGGCGGTCTCCCACGACAAGGACGGGTTCCGCGGCTGCGTCGTGACCATGCTCAAATCGTTAGGCACCGTCGCCGAGCCGTGGTGCTTCAACACGCCGCACGTGAGCGAGCGCTCGTGGGGCGCCGTCGAGAGTACGATGTCGCGGGCGATGCAGGCGGCGCTGACGGGGCTCGAGCGCGAGGCGCAACTCTACCTCGAGGGAAAGAGACTGCAGGGGGATCTGTTCGAGGGCGAGCTCACGCCGGCAGGCGCGCTGGTCGGCGCCGGCGTATGAGGCGCGCGCGACTCTCGCGTCCGCTGCCGGTGCCCATCGGCGAGTGTGTCGTGTGCGGTTGCACGGAGAGCCGCGCGTGCCCGGGCGGGTGCGCCTGGCTCGCGTACGACGCGGACACCGAGCGCGGGGTGTGCTCGGCCTGCGTACGCACGCAACCTGAAGCGCGGCGACGGCTCGCGACCGCGCTCCACGCGCTGGAGGAAGCCTAACGATGCCGCGCGAATGCTTCATCTGCCACACGCCCATCGCGGAGGACGACGGGGCGGACGTCGTGCTGCGCTTCCGCGTCAAGGGCACCGAGGAGTGGACGACGCACATGGCGGCGTGCTGTGACGACTGCGCGGACCAGCTCGAGGCGCACGGCGCGCGGCTGCTCGACGAGGTGCCCGCCCTGACGTCGATCACCGCGACGTACGAGGACGGCACGAGCGTCCGCCGCACGCGCGAGGAGGCCTGATGACGCGCCGTCGCCCCGGCGGCGCGGTCCGCGTGCTCAGCTCCTGCTCCCGATGCAACGCGCACCTCTCGCACGGTCTCGGCCGGCGCGAGGTCGCGTTTCTCCCCGTCGACGGCCACCGCGTGCGACACGAGCTCGCCGTCTGCCGCGACTGCGACGCGCACCACGCGCGCGACCTGACGCTGATGGAGGCGGCCGCGCTCGCGCGCGACGCCTCCGTCGCGGTGGAGGCCATGGAGTTCGCGCAGCAGTGGGGGCACGAGCTCGCCCGGGTGCAGCGCACCGCCCGCTACTTCGTCGGCGAGCTGCGCGCGTCCGCGGCGGCGGTGGCGCTCCGGGAGGAGTACCTCGCGCGGCGGGACCAGCACAACGCGCTGTACGAGACGTACCGCCAGCGCGTGGCGGAGCGCGACTTCGTGCCGGACGCCGAACCCTACGACGACGATGACCTCTCATTCTGACGCGTCCGCAGCGACGTACGACTACCCGCACGCGCCGCCCGAGCTCATCGCCGGGCTCCGACGCTACGCGGACGAGCGCCTCGAGCCGGGCGGCCTGGTGACGGCTCTCCTGGAGAACGACCTCGCGCGCGCGGTGGTCGTGCTGCACCCGTCGCTCGGCGTCGACGCGCTGCGCGACCTCGTGTGGTACGTCCACAACGAGCTCCCGTCGACGAGCCACGGCTCCCGCGACGCGGTGCGGGCGTGGCTCGCCGGCGCCGCCCCGCCGCCGCGCGAGGCCCCGACGATGGCGCGCGTCGGCGACGTGTTTCAGGTCGACCCCGCGCACGACGACGTGTTCGGCGCGTCGTTCCTGACGGTGACGGAGCCGAAGTCGTGGGGCGTGCAAGGCTTCGTGCACATGCCGGGCGCCGGCGACGCGTACTACCGCGCGCCGTGGGCGGCGCTCGTCTACATCGGCACCGCCGAATGGTCGCACGCCACCGACGACGGGGAGGGCGCCTAACGATGCCGCAAGTCGCGGGGATCACGCACCCGGCGGCGCGCCTCGACGCCGACGCCGTACTCTACATGCGCGACTTCGTGCGCGAGGAGCTGCGGCAGCTCCGCGAGCGCACGGGCGGCCGCTCCCTGCAGGGGCAGCCGCTGCGCCGCGTGCTGCGCGCGCGACGGCGCGACCTGCCCGCGTTGTTCACCTCGTGGGCCGAGCAGTACGGCGTCACGCGCTCCGCCATCTGCATGGCGGTGTACGGCGACACGTGGGCGCACCTGCCGCGTGCGGTGCCCAAGCCGCGGAGGGCGCATGCCTAACGCGCCGAAGCCCCGCGGTCTGCCGGAGCAGCTGATCGACCTCGCCGAGTACGCGCGGCTCGCCGGTTCGTTCGCCCGGAAGCACGGCCGGCTGCGCCAGGCGCGCGAGCTCGAGCACCTGTACGTGCAGCTCGAGCGCGTCGGCGGCGCCGTCGCCGTGGGCGAACGCGTCTGGGCGCAGCGCTACCGCGAACTGCTGGAGGTCGGGCGTCTGTTCGCGAACGTCGGCTACAACGCCGGGCAGTGGGTCGACATGGACACGCGCACGAGCCACGTGGCGCAGGCGCTCGTCGAGCTGCAGCGGCGGTGGGACGCGGCGATCAGCGCACATGCGAAGGACGGCGCGCCGGCGCTCAGCACCGCTCAGGAGGCCTAACGACATGGCAGGCAACATGAGACTCGGTCTCGCGGACGTGGTGGCCCTCGCGCGGCTGCGCGACTCGCTCCGCGACACGCTCGGCGCGCACAGCACCTTCGCCGACGCGTCCGCGATCGAGGTGCGGATGTCGAAGCGCGTCTTCCGTGGCGCGCACGCCGCCCTCAGCACGCTGCTCGGCGAGGTGGATTGCCGCTTCAGCGTCGACGTCGCCCTCGTCCTTGTCGAGGACGACGACGCCGACGCGATGGACGACGAGGACGAGGCCGACACGCGTGAGCCGGCCCTCGTGGTGCCTAACGCATTGGGGGCCTAACGACATGCCGAGCCTACACGAGCTGCGCGCGCGCGCGCAGTCCATGGAGCGGGAGCACGAGCGCACGCGGCGCGCGAGCGACCTGCCGCCGGAGCCCGCCGTGACGACGCCCGAAGGGCGGCCGGTCTGGTACCCGCCCGACGCGATCCTCACGCCGGAGGAGGTCGCGGCGGTGCTCGACGTCGCGCCCGTCACCGTGCGGCGCTTCGGTATCAAGAAGGCGTTCGCCTCCGGCACCACCGTGCGGTACCTCTTCAAGGAGGTCGTCGCGTTCCTCGAGGCGCGGTCGGCCTAACGATGACGCCGCACCGATCGAACGACCGCGGCAGCTTGGTGGTCGACAAGCGCTACCCGGAGCTCGGGCGCCTCAAGCGCGCGACGGGCACCACCGAGCCGACGATCTTCAAGCTGTACGTCGGGATGCTCGACACGCTCTACGCGAGTGGCCGGCTCGACATCCTGCGCGCGTTGAAGGACCGCCGCGTCACCTTCGCCGAGGTCTGGGAGGTGTACCGGCCGATGAAGGACCGGCCGGCGGACTTGAACCGCCTGCCGTCCGTCGAAACGATGCGGAAGCTCTTCGCCGTCGTCGCCGAGCCGGGCGTCGACCCGATCACGCGCGTGGGCACGAGCGACGACGACGGCGTGTTCTCGCTGTGGCTCCGGGGCCTCGACTGCGGCGACTTCCACCGCAGCGCGCTCGCGGTGCACGCGCGGCACCTGGCCCGCGTGGCCCCCTCGCTCGCCGAGGCGAAGGTGGCCGACGTGCCGCAGCTCCTGCAGAAGTACCGCGCGCGCTGCCTCGCGGCGCGGCCGCAGCGCCGGCGCATGTTCAACGGCGTGCGCACGTCGGCGATCACCTTCCTGAAAGCGATGCTCGGCCGCGCGCACCCGCTCTACGGCCAGGCGCTCGAGGTGGAGCGCCTGAAGGAGACGCGGAAGCGCGGGCACCCGATGGAACCGGACGAGGCGCGCCGCCTGCGCGACGCGCTCAACGCGGTCACGCCGGGCGCCGGCGACGCGCTCTGGGCGATGTGCTGCACCGGCATGGGCCCGCGCGAGTACTGGGAGACGCCGTGGCGCGTCGACGGGAGCCCGCCCGACCGCGTGCGCATCTACGGCACGAAGCGCGAGGGGCGCGTGCGCGACGTGCCGCTCGTCGACGCCGCGGCGGTCGCGGCGGGCCCGCGCTCGACGCAGGACACCGTGCGGCACCGGCTCTACCAGATCAGCCGCGGCGACGCGGCGTCGGGCGGCACGCGGCGCGGGGCGCCGGTCCCGAGCCCGTTCCAGGCGGCGTGGCCGGTCTCGCACACGGCCTACGACGGGCGGCGGACGTTCTCGCACTGGATGGCGGAAGCGGGGATCGAGCGCGCGCGCCGCATCGCCTATATGGGGCACGGCACGACCTCGATGACGGACCTCTACGAGCGCCACGACGTGGAGGCCCACCTCACCCGCGACGCGGCGAAGCTCCGGCGCTACCTCGGCCTGGACGACGCGGCCGGCGGCGCCGGCGGCCTCACGCTCCTCCGACCGGAGACGTCCGCGTGACCGGTCCCGAGAGGACGTCCACGACAGGCGCCACGACAACTCACGCCGTACGTAGAGGGGTTATGAATGATCGTGGATCATATCCAGGTGGTTCCGGGCATGCACTAACCCCGGCCTGTCCTGCGCAGCGCGAAGGGAATGGGTTCAATCCCCCCACTAACCTATCCGTCTGGCGCTCAGCGGTTCCCACGACAAATCCCACGACACCATCCGGGCGCCTAACGGCGTCGCGGCGGGGTCGCGGTGGGTTGGAGCGAGCAGGGGTCTGTCCGCCTGACGAGCGAGCGAGCGCGGCCGTAACGAACCGGGCGGGGCCGGCGCCGGACTGGCCGGGCGCGCCGCGGGACGCGCTGGCCGAGCGGCTCGCGTGGCTCGTGCTGCTCGTCGGCGTCGCGCTCTGGGCGATGGGGTGCGCCGCCGGCGTGGTCACGCTCACACGCGGAGCCGTCGTATGAGCGCGCCGACGGTGGGCCTTCGGCCGGAGCTCCCGCCGCTGCCGGACCGCATCGCAAGGCTGCCGCGTCATCGCGGCTACCCGGTGCCGTGGTTCGTCGGCTGGGTCGACGGCAGCCCGGACTTCCGCGTGTTCGACGGCGAGAAGTTCGTGCGCGCCGTGCGGGAAGGACTCTGTTGGGTATGCGGCGAGAAGTTGGGGGCGCACCTCGCGTTCGTGATCGGACCGATGTGCGCGGTCAACCGTATCTCGGCGGAGCCGCCGTCGCACCGCGAGTGCGCGGAGTTCAGCGCGCGCGCCTGCCCGTTCCTCTCGCGGCCGACGATGCGCCGACGCGAGGGCTCCATGCCCGACGGCGCCGGCGACATGGCGGGCTTCGGGATCCGGCGCAACCCGGGCGTGGCGCTCGTCTGGGTCACGAAGCGATACGGGGTGGTGCGCGTGTCGAACGGCAACCTGTTCCGCGTCGGCGACCCGCGCGACGTGCAGTGCTTCGCCGAGGGCCGGACGGCGACGGTCGACGAGATCGCGGCGAGCTTCTGGAGCGGCCTCCCTATCCTCGCGGCCGAAGCGCGCGCGGATGGCCCGCACGCCGTTCGCGCGCTCGTGCAGCAGGGTGTCCAGGCGCTCCGCGTGCTCGGCGTCGTGGCGCCGCGGCCGGGTGAGCTGATCGCCGCGGCCGAGCGCATCGAGGCCGTGGCCGCCGCGACGGAGGTGTCCCGTGCCTAACGCGATGCCTAACGGCGCGTCGCGCGGCACGATCGTCGTGCGCGCGGTCTGCCCGACGTGCTATCAGCCGCAGCCCTGCCGCTGCTACACCGCGAAGCGCGACGGCCAGGCGCGGCGCGCGGCGCTCGACGCCGCCGATGCCCAGGCGCGCGCCGCGCAGCAGACGGCGCGGGCCACACGCCCCGCGCGAACATGAGCGCGCGCGCCGTGCCACCCGTGCGCTCGGAGCTCGCCGAGCTGCTGGCCGCGTTCGAGGACGCGGTGCGGGCGCACGCCCTCCGCCCGACGGAGGCGCATCTCGTCGCGGTCCGCACCACGCGCCGCGCCTTGCTGTCGCGTTTCGCGCACACGCTGCCCGACGGCGTGTGGGAGGGAGCTGCCTAACATGCCGCGCATTCGCACGATGAAACCGGAGATGCTCTCCGACGAGAAGCTCGCGCCGATGGCGGTCATCGACCGGTTCGTCTTCGCCGCGCTCATCCTGCTCGCCGACGACGCCGGCCGACTGCTCGACAACGTGAAGACGATCGACGGCGCCGTCTTCCCGGAGACCGAGGAGTCCGCGCGGGACTCGCTCGAGCGGTTGGCGAGGACCGGGCGCATTCTCCGGTACGCCGCTCCGAACGGCCAGAAGCTCATCCAGCTCGCGAACTGGAAGCGACACCAGAAGGTCGACAACCCGTCGAAGTACGTCCTCCCGGCCCCCGAGGCCGTCGAGACGACCTCGGCGGGTCACGGTGACGGGGCGCCGCCGGTCTCGCGAGATTCTCGCGAGACTCTCGATAGTTCCTCGCGTTCCGATCTTGGAGCGGGATCTAGGATCAGGGACCAGGGAGCGGGAAGCGGAGCGGGAGCGGACGAGCGCGCGCACGACGCCGCTCCGCCCGCTCCGCCCGCGCCGCTCGTCGATCCGCCGCTGGAACTGCCCGCGCCGCTCGAGCTGCCCGCGGCGCTCGTGCAGCGGCTGTGGGGGGAGCGCTATCGGCGCGCGACGCCGGAGCGCTGGGCGGATGTCGTGCGCCAGCTCGAGGCCGCGACGACGCCGGAGGGCGCGACCCTCCGGCGGGGACAGGCGGTGCGCACGACGCCCGCGGTGTTGGCCCGCGCGATCGAGCGCGCCCTCGCCGAGCCGATTCGCGACCCCGATCGCACGATCGTCGTCGTGCTGCGCAAGTGCACGACGGGCGACGCGGTCACGCCGCCGAACGCGAACGGGGAGCTGCCGTCCGAGGCCCTCGCCGCGCACGACGCGGCCGAGCGCGCCGAGAGCGAACGCACGTTCGCGCGGCGGCTCGCCGCGGCCCGCGCCTATCTCGACACACACCCCGACGATCGCACGACGATCGAGACGGAGCTCGAGGTGGCGGTGCCTAACACGGGTGGCTCCACGGCGATCCGCGATCACGCTCGCGCAGCCCTGCTGGTGCAGCTCGTCGAACAACGGCAGACGAGCGGCGCGCTCGTCGGGGCTGGAGTATGAGCGCCGCGCCGAAGGTTCCGCCGCTCGCCGCGTGCGAACAGCCCGGGCTCTCCGAGACGCTCACCGGGCCCGTCGCGCCCGACCGCTGCCAGAGCTGCGGCGCCGCGCCGCCGGACATCGCCGGCGACGTCGACTACGTGCTCAAGCGACAGGGGTACGCGCGGCTCGAGCGGTGGGTCGAGTGCGACCCGTCGGACCAGCCGACCGCCGTCGTCGTCGTGCTGTGCGCGCGCTGCAGCAAGCGGCTGATCGACGCGCACCCGCGGCTCTACATCGCGCTGTCGCCGGACGAGCCGCGGCCCGGCTGCATGACGTTCTGCCTGGAGTGCGCGCACCGTGAGGGGACGCGGTGCACCCACCCCGACGCGAAGGCGAACGGTGGCACGGGAGTGCGGCTCGGCTTCGACCACAAGCCCTCGCGGATGCACGTGTGCGGCGGCCGGCGAGGTGGCGGCTGCCGCGTCGTCACGGTCTACGGCCGCGTCACGCGCTGCCGTCAGAAGCTGCCCATCCAGGAGGTGCGCGATGGATGAGCGAGAGGTGACGCTCCACGTGGAGCGCGACGACCTGTGGGACGGGCAGCCGGAGCGCCGCCTGGAGCTGCCGGCGCACGCGCTGGAGGCGCTGCCGCCGTACGTCGCGCTGCCGTCCGGTGTGCGCTACCGCGACCGGCGCGCCGACGCGCAGGAGCGTGCGTCGTGAGCCGCCGCGTCCGCTGCTGGATGTGCGGCGCGCTCACCGAGCGCGCGCGGTTCATCGTCACCACGCTCGCGATCGCGCCCGGCGTCGACGCGCCTGGGGCGCGGCCGAAAGAGCAGCCGGTGTGTGCGAGCTGCTACGCGTTCCTGGATGACGACGACGAGGACGCGGACCGCGACGACGGATTCGAGGTCGAGGAGGACGACGCGTGACGCGCCTCGCCGACCTCCCCGCGCACGTGCGCGAGCGCGCCCGCGCCGAGCTCGCGAAGCAGCGCGCGCCACGCCCGCCGGCGATGCCGGGCGCGCCGTGGGCACGCGACGCTGAGCGCTTCGGTGCCGTCATCGTCGGAGACCCGCCGATCGCGCGGCGCCTGGACGATGAGCTCGAGCTGGTGCTGCTCTTCGCGCCGCGCACGAAGAAGGGCCACACCACGCTCGGCATCAAACAGAGTGCGGGATACACGCGCTTCAAGAACGCGGTCGTAAAGCACCTCGCGTCGCTTACCACGCAGCTCGGCCTCCCGCTGCCGGAGCGCCGTTACAACTGCGCGGCCGTGTTCTACGTCGACAACGACGCGGCCGACACCGTGGGTCTGATGCAGGGACTCGCGGACGCGCTGGAGAACGCCGGCGTGCTGACGAACGACCGGCAGATCGCCACGTGGGACGGGACGCGGCAGGAGCTGGCGCGCCTCAACCCGCGTGTGGAGCTCACCCTCACCCCGATCGCCCCATGACCGCAGACCAGGCGTTAGGCAAGACGTACCGCGACAACGTGACCGGCTTCGAAGGCGTGTGCACGGCCTTCATCGCGAGCCTCACCGCGTGCAATCAGCTCTGGCTGCAGCCGCGCGTCGGCGCGGACGGCAAGCTGCCCGACGGCCACTGGTTCGACGAGACGCGCGTGATGGATCTCGGCGCCGAACCGGTCACGATTTCGGGCGCGAGCGCGAACCCCGGCGTCGAGTCGCGCGCGATCGCGGCAGCGGGCCGTCCCACGTAATGCCGGCCCTCAACATCCGCCTGGACGGCGAGGGGATGATGGCGGACGTCCCGCTCGAGCGCATTCGCCACACGACGGCGCCGATCCGCGTCGGCGCGCTCGAGGGCGGCATGCAGAGCGGGAAGCCGAGC